GTCAAGTCTGGATAAAGCGACTTGAGAGCCTCAAAGAGCTCAACCTCTCGAAAGTAGATTAGTTGTCCTCTTCTCCATCTTCCCAACCAATCTTCTTAATTGGGTCATCGGCAGGGACTATCCAATCTGGATAAGAACTGCGATCCATAGCAAAGGCCAAGGCAGTTCCCTCATCCATCCCAGCTCTGCGACAAGCTTTATAAACTTCATTGGCAGCAATAGCCCAGAAATCAAGCTTCGTTAAAGGCGTTTCTTTAGTAGTTCTACGCCTCTTAGGGCGCTTCTTACTTACGCGCTTTCGCGTTGCCATTTCTGACCCCTCTCGCTAGGGCCAATTCTAACTGAGACTCCATTTTATCGAGGCGCGACACTATCGGAATATTCTCCAATTTAATTATGTAGCGAAGTCCAGCAATCAGTAAGGCGATAGATCCTAATACTGAGGCTACGAGGGTTGCTAGCTCAGCTGCAACCATTAACGGACTTTGCCGTAACGCTCGTAGTTAGGGTTTAGCCAATTGATGATGCTAGGCAAGACTGATACGAGAGCCGCATTGGCAATTGCATTTACATCTAGGCCGACTGCTAAATAGGTCGCTAGCGCCGTTGCTAGGAATGTCTTTGCCCAGCTCTCTGCCATTTTCTTTAAGTCGCTCATTAGCTTCTCCTTCGAGGTTAAAATAACTGCCATCTTTGTCTCCCAAGGTTGTAAATGAAATATGGAAATGCGACCGGTGAGGGTTAGCGCCTTTATAAGCTCTGCGCTTCCATCCCAGTATCGGACTCATAATCTTTCCATCGTAGATTATATATTTAATTCGCTTATCGCCCTTCTTAGCTAACTTGCGAATCTTCTCAACTAGCGCATAAGCCTCTTCTTTGTGAGCTGATAAATCAGCATCAATATCTAAAGCTCGGACAATTCCGCCTGCTCTATCGTCTGGTATGTGGTCAGAACTACCTTTAGCAAGATGCCTAGCGTCAGCAATCCAGCCGTCAGACTTCCTATCGCGATCAGGATAATCATCATCGATTTGCTCCCGAAGTTGAATACCTGCTGCACATAGTTTCGCCATTATCTTTATAAATTGTGCTGAAGGCCGAGGGCTGACTTTAGATCGTCAATGCTTAGGCCAACGCTTGCCAACTTTTCTTCAACTGTCGGTTCGGTTGGTTCGGCTGGGTTGTGAGCATCATACAAACGCTGAGCTTCTTCTTTTGTTTCAACATTGCTTATAAAGAAAACACCTGAGCGATTAAATAAATAGCAACCTGTTTCTTTTTCAAATTGTAAAGAATCAAGATGTTTGCCGTTATGTTTCACTTCAAATTCTGCCATTTTATGCTCCTAAATAAGCGGCTTGAAATTGCGCTCTGTTAGTCGAGTTGGTTATGGTGGTGCTCGGAATTACTGAAAATTCAAAATAATCATTGACGGCGGCACTTACAATGACCGAAGCGGTGTTAATAAAAGTTCCGCTACTAATTTCCCATTGAGCAGCAGTTGCAACTCCAAAATCTGTCGCACCTGCGCCATTCTTAAAAAATCTTAAACGATTATAAGTGACGGAAGAATCAGGAAAAGAAACACCGATAAGCAAATACTTCCCAGCTTTACCAGATGGAATTGTGATTCGACTTGTATTAGTCACTAGGCTGTGAAATCCATCTGTGTCATAAGATTCGTTATTGAAAGCAACAAAATTATCCGTTGCTCCTGTCCAAGTAGAATTTCCCGTCAAATATAGTGAGCAACCCACAAAAGAAGGGCTGGTAGGCGCAGCCCACTTTAGACCAAGACTCTCATTTGAGTCGGCAGTCAGGACTGTGTTATTTGCGCCAATAGGAATTCGAGCGTCAGCCGTATCAAATCCAAACAAATCGCCCTTAGTCGTAAGCGGTGTTTGATCTGCAGTAGTTGCCCATTCTGGAGCAGTCGCACCCGAATTGACTCGCAACACTTGTCCAGCAGTTCCAAGAGCTAATCTAGTATTTACATTGGCAGTTGCTGATCTATAAGCAATATCGCCAGTCGTAGTTTCAGGATTAAGGTTCTTAGTTGTGGTGTCGATTGAATTGCCAAGGGTTCTTATGGCAGCTGCGCCATCCTTGACTAAATCCGTATCGTCTGGGGTTTCCCAGTTGTAATTTGTTGTATTGGCCATTTAGCTAATAACTCCTATCGCATCTTGCCATTCTAAGGTATTGAGCACACTATTCCAGCTTTCTGCTGCATTGACCTGAGCCCATTGTTGAGCAAAGGCCGAGAACTCTGTTGGGGTAGCTAAGAAAGTAACTGATAGGCCCGAGACTGAGGCGTTGAAAGTCCAGCCCTCGACAAAGCCAGTAAATTCGCCACCGAGGATATTAAGGGGCAGGTTGGTAATTCTGACTGGCTGGCCCATAAATATATTTAGTAGGGCGTTTCTATCAGCGTCATCAATCTCTGGCGATTGAAGAGCAAAGGTAATCGATTGGAAGGTATTTCTAGGCCAAGCCCTAAGACCAATCAAGCGATCTGCTACATCCTCGACATCGGCCGCGTTCTTTAAGTAGCTATTAAATTGCTCGGCAAATAGGCCGTATTCAGCTTGAGAGTCTAAATCTTGAGCAGTATAGGAGCTATTAAAATTGTTGCCATAATCCATAATAATCTTGTTGCTTAAATCGCCTTGGCGCTGGATTACGCCGATGCCAGAAGCAATGGCGTGAGAAGCGTCCAAGTCTGTATAGCCATTGGCTATCAAATAATCTTGTCGGTGGCTGGCATCAGCATAATTAATATTGCCATTGGCATCCTCATACATATAACCAAGGGCCGAGCTAGCAATTTGATTGATGATTGGGTAGATGATGCTATCCGAAATCTGACGGCTGACCATTGTATATTCGCCAGCGTCAATTGTTCCAAAGCCAATATTGCCAGCTTGCGCCCAAGTCTCTGTAGCATTGTAAGTAGCCCAAGTTTCGGCTGGGGGCAATTCATTCCAACTAGATAGCAATAGCTCATCTAGTAAATCCGTAATCTGCGCGCCGTCTAAACCTTCGGCTAAGTTGCCATTAAATATGGCTCTTTGCGTTCTAGCCAAAGCTCCAATAGCCGTAATTCTTAAACTAGTAATTACTGCGCTAGATCCTGCGCTTCTAACGATTTGCCTCAAGTCTGAAATGCGACCGCCAAAAATAGAGACATAAGCGCCAGTCGTATCTTTGACTTCAATAGTTACTGCGGTGTTAATACTAAAATCATAATTAGTGCCATCGGTATTTATTACTTCTAGCGAGCAATAACCTGCTGGAGTAGGTGAGTTAATATCTTGACGGCCAGAGGTAATAGTTAGGTTGCTTAAAGTAACCGAGGTTAATTCGCTGCCATTGACTAGAATCTTCCAATCGGGAGTCCAAAGGGTCATAGGATTTGAGCCGAAGTCCTTAGATCTCCAGCGCCAGTAGTTCCGCGATTAGTGGAGTTGTTGAGCGCCAAGATTACTGCTCTAGTAAATCCTTCTTCATCAATAGCGGATGGAGCATTTACATTGACTATAACATTACCGCGTTCTTCGCCAGCTCTTACGGCAGCAACATTAAATCCAGAAGGAATCGCATTACCGCTTGGAACTAGCGTTGATGGGGCGCTAGGTGTCGAAGCCGATGGAGCGCTTGGAGTAGTAGATGGCTTAGGAGCTGCTGCGATGCTTGGGCTTGGAGCAGTAGCAATCTTTGGAAGTGTTGAGCTGCTAGGAGTGCTTGGGGCTGAGAATGATGGCTTGGAAATAGTTGGCACATTAGGCAAAAGTGGGACGGCATTATAAGCGCGAATAAGAACATTTATTGCATCGATGGCAAAATTAACTGCGCTCTTAATTCCATTAACTACTGCGCCAATAACATCCAAAATACCACCAGCAACTTTGCCAATAAATCCAAGTGCTCCGCCAAGGTTATTGATCAATACCGGAACTACAAAATCTTTAATAAAGTTATAAAGAATAGTTAATGATTCTTTATTTCGAGCAATAGCATCGGTAACTGGCTTTAGTGCTGCATCTTTAAATTCAATAAACTTAGGGATAACTGTGTTGATAAAGTAATCTAAAAGCCTTTGAAGAGTAGGTAATAAAGCAGCTCCTACCGATTCTTTAGCTTCGTCAAAGCCTACCTTGAGTCTTGCGATTTGACCTTCAAAGGTATTAGCTTGAACTGTTGCTGCACCGCCAAAGGTTTCGGCTAATTGCTTTACTGTGCCTTCTAATCCAAGGGTCTTAATTTCGGCAGTTGATAAGCCAACACCTAGACGGCTTAGAGAGCTTGTATTGCCTTCATAAGCCTTACCTAGAGCATTAGATACTGTTTCAACACTTTTGCCAGTAGCAGCTGAAATATCCAAGGCTAGGTTTAATAAATCTTGAGACTTTGTTACTGATCCTGTTGCAGTTGCTAGGCGTTGTAGGGCTGGACGCAATTGATCATCAGCAACGCCAGTAGCCAAAGAGGTTTTAAGTATCTGCTCCTCAACTGCTGAAATTTGGGCTTCGGTTGCCCCAGTAACATTTTTAAGAGCGTTGGCTAAACGAAGCTGAGCAGCCTCATCTTCAATGGCTGCTTTAACGCCATCAACGGCCAGCTTAACTGCATAAGCTCCAGCGGCCGCTGCTGCTGCTGCAAAGGCTACGGCTGCCACTTTGCCGAACTTTTCTAACTTGCCGCCAAAGCCCTCAACTTCTTTAGAGCCAGTATCGAGCTTCTTTTTTAAATCATCGACATCAGCAAGAATCGAGAGTTTAAGTGTTCTACTGCCAGCCATTACTTATCCCACTCTTTCAATATCTTGGAAAATGCTTCTTGCCATTTCTTAATCAATTCAGGCTGAATCTTACGAAGGGTTGGGTAGATAAAGTAGCCAGCATTGCCGCGACCTTTGCTGGGTGTTCTTCTCGGGAACTGACGCAAGCGATTAGATCCAAATTCATAACCTGCCCAGAGTTTTTGTGTGCTACCGCCACCAGAAAAGCGCTGACTAGCAAATCCGTATGAGAACTCTCCGATTTTGGAACTTGCCGATACTTTGACGCCTGTCGTAATTCTTCGGACGGCTTCTTGGCCAAAGGTTCTGGTAAGTCCATATGCTTTAATTTCGTTGGCTGCGTAAGTAGCCAGCGCGCTAGATTCTCGTTTAGCTTGGCTAGCGGCTTCATCATCCATCGCTTTAAAAGCGGTAATGATTGAGCGGAGCTCGCGTTTGTCGTAACTGATTGGTAACTCATCTGCCACCGCTACGCTCCTTTAAAATATCTATCGCCGTTAAGACTTGATCTATATCAGTCCAGTAAGTCATCGGGATTCCAGTTGCTATTGCAATCTCGACTATTAGTCGGTTGATGCTTCCGGACTCGTAACTTTTGGGCTTTCATCTCCAATCGTCATCTCTTCGACTGTTAGCTCCCAAATCTCTTGAGACTTAACTGGCTTTCCTGCTGCTTCGCGCTTATACGCAAAGTAAGCAAGATCTAAGAAGTCCGCCTGCTGGTATGCCGATATATCCTTCATAGAATAAATTGACTTACCTGTCTTGCGTTCCCACTTAGCCCACTCTGGCAAGCCAGCCTGATAAGTTGCTGACTCGCCCGAGCTGTATTTAATTGTGATTGAAATTTTCATAGCTCCCGATGCTCCGATCTCTTAGCTGAAGGTCTCTGTAGGTGTTCCAACTACTGTCATCGTCCAAGTGTCGGTAAGTGCTCCAGGAGCAGCTCCGCCAGCAGTTGGGAAGATTGGCAATACATTGAAAGCAAATACTGCGCCAGTTACGGCGGTGAATGAAACTGCAAGTGTGGTGTTAGGTGCAGTTTCGGCATCTGCCCACATTGCTTCGAATAGTGAGCTAGTAGCTCCCCAATCCTGTAGCAGTTCAATGGTAAAGGACCACTGTTTGTCTATGGATTTATAGGCCCTTCCGTCCAAAGTCTGATAGGTCTCGATAATTGTGTCGCAGCTTAGGACTGCGCTTGTTGTCTGGGCGTCATAAGCAGCGCTATCGAGTGTAAAGGTTACATCGCGCCCAGTTATTACTGTAGTTGGCATTTGGGTCTCCTATGCGGTTTGCTCGTAGCGGACGCTCAAGCGTATATCTGAAACTAGCAGGGTTGTAGTTCCTACTTCTGTTACCGAAGGTCTTTCGACTATTGATAACTCATACTTGGAAGCGTTTAACGCTCCAAGAATACTAATGATTAATTGCTCTAAGTTGTCGAGAGCAGCGGCGTTGCTGAAATACGCAACGCAAGCAGTTATGGTGTAATTTAATTTAACGCGAGTAGTTGATTTGCCTAAGACTTCAAGCTCCATATAGGGCGAGTCTGGGATGCAAATTACTGCTGGAACTATTGGCGCTTCTGGAACGGCATCGTAAATATTGGCAGTAACACCAGCCAAAGCGGTCTTAATAGCGCCTCTAACATCTGTTGCAATTGTTGATGGCATTAGCCGACCATAGTTTCAACATCAAGATATGGGCCAAGTAACCCAGTTACTTTGGCAAGTAAATTCTTAGATAGGCGGTAAGGAGTAACTGCAAAATCTACGCCTTCAATTGATCCACCAGCGGCGGTTCTGGATTGGAAGATTTCAACGGAGATAGCCAAAATAGCAGCTTCAGCATTGGGGTTTCCGACATAGGTCGATAATCCAGATA